GCTCGATGCGTCCAACTTACTAGTCTCGCAACACATCAGAGCCATTGGCTTCTACATGTCCGCTCTATACTCTCGCATTAGCTATTTGTTTTAATTATACGGCGGCCACCGCGATTTACACTCTTTCCCTACACGACGCTCTTCCGATCTCCACCTTTCAAAAACTTACCAAAATGAATATTACGAAATACACCTGCAAATGTACCCTCGATAAAAAGCTGGGTCACTTTGTACACGTCAATTTCTCCCACGGCTTCGGCTTGTACGGGCAAACGTCGCCTCATTCCCCTGAGGATAACATGGAGATCCACGGCTGGACATTTGAGCCGCATGACATTGACCTGGAGTTATACCCACCAATCACCCGTTACAATCTCATGCCCCTTGTGGCTGAAAACGAAATGGACTGGGTAATTATAAATAATTAATCACTTTAAAACAAACCAAAATGAACAACTCATTAGAGCAGGTAAACAATCTTCTAAATTATTACGAAGAAAAAGTTATTGAACTTAGGAAAGAGCTTAATAAGTTAAGCCTCGATAGCCATAACGATTGGCTTATTTCTTTAGATATGTATATGTATTCTTTGAGATATACATTTAAATTAGTTGATTCTTACAAAGTAACACCGATACAATTTTACAAAGATGAAGTTCTGGAAATGATGCACAAATTTGAAAAACACGCGGCAAATAACAAAAATTCAAGAATGTTTAATTTAAATGTTAGCATCATTGAATATTGCGGAAATGCTATTAAGGAAATGGAAAAAATACCAACGAAATGATTAACATACAAGACTTCGCGTTAAACGCCTGTATATTCATTTGCCCCAACCATATCGTTGAACCAAAGCACTTGCAAAAATGGTGGAGGGAAAAAGGAGTAGGCGAAATTGAAAAATACTTTTGGACAGGAAAGAAAATAATTTACGATCAGGAAATAGACTGGAACAAAATAAGCGACCATAAAAAACAATTATGGTACGATTCTCAAAATTTTCAAATAAATATGGGTCATGAATATTCTAAAAGGCAAGGTTAAATACACGGCGGGCAAAGTGTTCGAGGGTCAATACGGACCTTCCATCAACGCCGCAATAACACTTGAAAACGGTACAGACGTTCGCGTTTACGGAAAGCCAGACGATACAAAGTTAATGGCATTGAAAAAAGACGACGCCGTGACTGTTATCCACGACGGCAAAAGTTACAAAGTCGCTTTTGACATGGTCACAGCGAACGAAATACCTGAAAAGGTACAAACACCCACCGAAGGCGCAAACGTGCAGCAGGCGGCAAATGTACCGCATAAAAGCAACGGTAAATTGACACATGAAGAAATCACGGAGAAAGCAACGTTAATGACATCGGTTTACGCCGACATTTTCCACCAGTTGCAAGCCTCAGGGTTAGAACCAGCGCAAGCACAACCAGCTGCCGCAACGATCTTTATTCAAATAGGAAAATATTTTTAATCAATTTGGTACGTTTTTCCCCAGCCTGAAATATGGCTGGGGTTTTACCGCGCCGCAAAACAAAAGAAAATGACAGAAAAACAACTTGTAGATTTAGGATTTCAAAGGGTTTACGTTAATGAAAACGCAGATATAATTGATGAAGAATCAGTAGATTTAGAAAATATTTATTTTTGGTATGAATTAATATTAGAAAATAAAATGATTTTTAATACTAATTCAAACGAAGAAGTTATAAATGATAATTGGTTTGTTGATTTTTGTTTTGACGATGATGCTTATTCAAATGGATTTAAGATTTATTCTTACGAAACGATTAAAAGTATCATTGATTTGTTTAAAAACATAAAATTAAGATAACTATGGAAAACCAAGAAGAAAAAGAAACGTCGTTGGAATACTTTTACGACAAGGTATTGGACGCATCCGAGTTTTACGAAAGTGAATACCAAGCCATTCTCGATGCTTTGAATGAGGCAAAGAAAATGTATGCCGAGGAAATTATGAACGCCTATAAAGACGGTTGGATAAATGGCGCTGAAGTATTTTTTAAACCTAATGAAAATATATAACCATGCTCCTTCCAAAAAAATATATATCCGTCAGCCAAATAAATCTTTGGTACAGTGACCGCCAAAAGTACTTTAACCGATACTTTTTAAACCTCCCCGAAGAACCATCCATTTACATGGATTTTGGCAAACGCTTTGCCGAGGACACGGAGGCGTTTATCAAAAACGGAATAATCATGGAAACCTTCCCCGATTTTTACATTGACAAAATTCAAAGCTTCAAAGGACTTGAGGCTGAAAAACCGATAAGCCTTTCCATTAATGACATTCAAGTCGTTGGCTACATTGACGCATGGGACAGGGAAAATAACCGCGTTATTGACTTTAAAACCTCAGGGAGACCGTGGACAATAGAGACATTGAAAACAAGCCTTCAAATGAAAGTTTACGCGCTGGCAATGTTTGTAAATGGGGACACAATCCCCGAAAGCCAAATCAACTGGCTGGGAACAAAAAGAACGAAAAACGGCTTATCTTTTACGGGCGAAAGTTATGAATTAAATCATACCTTTGAAATGGATGACTTACTTAAAGCCATTGTATTAATTGAGCAGACTTGTAAAGAGATTAGCGAGGTTTATAAAAGTTTTTTACATACCCATTAAAATGGAAGCCATGACAGATGACTTGGAAAATGAATTGAAAAAGATAATGAAATCAGAAACAAGGGGTTTAAGGTTCAATGATGAAAAAATCAGGTACGACCTTATCCCCCCGTTGGCTCATCGCGAGTGCGCCAAAGTTTGGACAAAGGGTTTGGATAAATACCCCGCGGGCAACTGGGAAAAGGGGATGCCATGGAGTGAGGTGATTGCCTCCGCCTTGCGTCACATTGAAGCCATTCGCCTCGGTGAGGACATTGACCCAGAGGACGGTTGCCTTCATGCGGCTCACTTGCAATGCAACGCGCAAATGTTGACTGAATATTATTTTACTAAAAAGGAATTTGATAACAGGAAAAAATACAATTTATGAAAAAAGAAACAGTTGAGGAGGCTGCAGAAAGATTTTACCCAACTCCAAACCCGTACATTATGGGTATAGATATCGGCAATACTATAAAAAGAGAAGCATTTATTCAAGGTGTTAAATGGCAACAAGAACAAGATATAGAAATGGAAAAGGAGAAAATAATGGATTCTTATGTAAGTGGCCTTAATGATCCTTTAATAATGAAAAATTACAAAGGGCTTTCCGTTGATGAAATTAGAATAGAGTTAAAAAAACAAGCAGCAAAATATTACAACGAAAATTTTAAAAACGAAATGAAATGATTTTAACCGACAAAACCATCATTGACGAAATCACCGAAGGTAATATCGTTATTGAGCCATTTAATCCCAATAACTTAGGTACTAATAGCTATGATTTAACGCTATCTAACACGCTTATTTTATACACAGAAAGAGTTTTAGATGTGCGAAAGAAAAACCCATCTGCACCAATGATTATTCCCGATGAAGGTTTGATTTTGCAACCTGGCATTGTTTACCTTGCCTCAACCGTGGAATATACGGAAACCATGAAACACGTGCCAATTATCCAGGGCAAAAGTTCTTTAGGAAGATTAGGACTTGCCGTCCACGTTACCGCAGGATTTGGCGACGTTGGATTTAAAGGGCATTGGACGTTAGAACTTTTGACGGTTCAGCCGCTCAAGATTTACCCAGGAATGAAAATCGCTCAGCTTACTTATCAGGATATTTCGGAGATGCCAAATATTTCGTATGATAAAAAGCAAGATGCAAAGTATTCAAATCAGGGAAAGGATCCAGTTGCCTCCAAGAATTATTTAAACAAGCAGCCATGACAGACGAAGAAAAGAAAGCCCGTAAATCGGAATATATGAAGGCATATTATTTAAATATGTCACCGTACCAAAAAGAAAGAAAGCGTTTAAAAAATTTAGAAAACAAGAAAAAAAGGTATCATGAAAACAAAATAGAAAAGCCAGAATTGTTATACGACAAACATAAAAGATTTAGGCTTAAAAATGCTGAAAAGATAAAAGCCTACCAAAAAGAATATCGTTTAAAACAAAAAAAAGAAAAATCATGATGACTGAAAGAGAAAAAGAAAAGTTAATCAAAGACCTTGCCAATATATTTGTTGTTGCTGGAGGCATTGTAACTTTGGCTTTCGCCATTTATTTTATTGTTGACCTTGTAAAAAAATGGTACTCATGAAATACGAAATCAAGTACAATGACAAACGAATGATTATTGAAGCGGAAAACATGGAAAAGGCATTGGAACAATTTAAGGAATTAAAAATCGACGTTAAAAACTTTGAGATAAGCATTTCAAAGTTTGGAGAATACAGGAAATGAGTGTTTAGTTGTTAAAAGTGTTCTTTTGTGTCCGTGTCCTTCGATGCGGACATTTTTTTTTAATTTATTTTTGTAAATATTTTTTTATTCAAATAAATAATATTAAATTTACGTATTGAAAAAACAAAAATATATCAATCATGACAAACGAAATTCAATCTTGGAGATTTTTATACACTCGTCACAGAAGTGTAAAACAAGCAGTAACAAAAACAGGTGCATTGAAAGAAGGAAGAAATAGCAAATGTTCATTCATTGTAACCGATGGCAAAGATTATCATGAATGCTTCATGAAAGCAGTACAGGAATGTAAGTTTAATGAAAACCAATTAGTAGGCGCAAGGAGAGTAAATTATTAATTAAGCAGGGCGGTAACCAATCCGCCCAATTTTTCATTTATAAAAAACCAATTTTATGAAAGACAAAATAATTGACTACGTTCCTCAAAACAAGCGCCTTCCGTACCAAGTTGCGGCAGGCGTTGGCGTTGCCTTCGTGGTTGGGTTGATTTATTCCCCAATTAACACTCAATATAATTATACCTCATTTGTCCCCATTATTGAGCGTGACACGGTGTACGTTCACAAAATTACTACTCTTACCTTTCCTGCAAAACAAGAAAGTAAAGAAATAAATGAAGAAGCCTATGGATCACGTTCATACGGCTGGGAAATACGAAAAATGAATATTCATGAATTAAGGCGAAATCTGGAAGGCAAAGGATTCAGAAACCTCGATAAAATCGACCTGTTTAAAATGCGTCGTATATGGCTTGCCTATTCCTATGAATCCATGCTTATGAACGTACACCACCTTACCGATTTTCCAGTATCCATGATCTATTCCTTCTTTATCATTGAGGCAACGACCTCTGGCGTTGAAACCGAACTTTGGCGGAAGCACGCCAACGCTGGCGGCGTGAAGGCCTTGAAAAATCAAAAGTCGGTGACGTACAAAACACGGGAGGTCATTCGCGGACGTGACAAATATATTCGCGCCAAGTTCATGAGTGCAAGTTCCACCGAAGAAGGGATGAAACTTTGGGCAGACGTTTTAAATTCTGGAAGGTACGCAGAATGCAAAAAGGCAAATTACAAGTTGAAAGGCATACGGTTATACGAAAGTATCTGTAAATGCGTGTACAAGTCAGGGTATCACACGGATCGAGATTATAAATTCAGGGCCTCGTTAATGGCTGAGTTCTGGGAGTTGAAAAAGAATCATTACCCATTGAAAGGCAAAAGAGACGAATTTTAAATTATTTTGTATTTATTTTTGTAAATATTTTTTTATTTCAATATTTAATATTAAATTTACGTACTGAAACAACGAAACGATATTTCACACAACAAAAACAAAACAAAATGACAGCTTTAAATTACTCAGCACCAAAAAATGAATTAAGATCTTCTTTAAAGTCTTTAATGAATGTAAAGAATGACAAGCCAGTTATCTTCAAAAAAACTGCAAAAAAATTCCATTTAGAAAATGGCATTGAATTACAAGACGCTCCAATGGTTATCGTAAAAAATGGCATTTATTATCACTTGAATCACACATCTTACAATGGCTATAAGGGAAGAAAAATCGAAAATGCTTGGTACGCTCCAATAGTTGACGTACAGGAAGAAGTGGCATCTGCGCCACTATCTGTAAAAGAAGTGTTCAATTCTATTAATTTCATCAACCCAACAAAAAACCACGTAAGCTCAGTTGGCTCTTATGTAAGCGAGGTCAGGTTGGACGCAATCGCAACAAAAGTAAGCGAAATTAAATCTTACCTTCCTGAAGGATCTTTGGCTCTTAATATTTTAACAAGCCAGTCAACATTTACCGATAAGCAACTTTGGGTAATTGCTTATGCACTTGTAAAAACAAGTTACCGCCCATCTGCAACAAAGAAAGCAGATAAAAACGAATTGCCAACAAGAAGATTAAAATATGTTGATGGCAAATTTTTCACCGAAGAAATTGTTTACGCTTAATATTTGTCACAGGGCAGCACCCCCCAGCTGCCCTTATTTTTTACACACAACAAAAACAAATTAATCATGGAAAAAAATTTCAACAATTTACAATTCAAATGGACATTTGAATCAATTTCGGATAACATTCCAACCATCATGCTATTGACAATCGTTTTAACGTATGGCATCAACGCCTACCTTACCGCCATTTTTCTACCCATTGACTTTTGGCTTGCGATTATTGCCGCCAGCATCTTGCAACTCGGACGCTTTGCCGTTGTTTTCATGGATTTCTTGAATCCAACCAAAGGGCGAAGCACCTACCCGCCTAAGATTGCCCTGGGCGCGACGCTTGTCGCCTTGGTTGAAATCTTCTTTGGATTACAGGAACAATATGAAGGCGGCGAATTTATCACCATGTTTTTATTCGTTGGAACCATCATTGTTTTTGGCTATCTTCTTGAAATCAACTTTGTTGACAAAGGCGTGGAAGCATACGGTATCAATGCACCTGAGCCAAAGCCAAAGCGCAAAAGGAAACCACGTGTAAAGGTTGAGGCAAAAGAAAACAATGAAACCACGGGAACAACGGCAAAAAACTTTGTATCTTCATTTAAAACAATAACCTTATAACCATGATAAAAGAATTTGTAAGCTACGAAATGGCTTTAGAACTTAAAGAATTGGGATTTAATGAACCTTGTTTTACATATTATTATAATATTTCTGGTAAATTAAGGACAAATATATCAATAGATGTAGATGATATTTGGATACCCGGATCAATTAAAAAATTAGGAATTACTTTAGCTCCAACATTCTCCCAGGCATTTAAATTTTTTAGGGAGAAGTATAAAATGGCTATAATTAATCCTGATTGGAATAATAAATATAAGTACGAAATTTTTAATTTGCACTTATTAAATCAAGGGGTATTAGTTACAAAATCAGGATTCGAAACCTACGAAGAAGCTGAAATTAATAGTTTGCAAAAAATGATTGAAATAATTAAAAACAAATGAGGACACTGATAGGGGTTGATCCAGCGTTAAGGATAAAAGGAATGGCGGTTTGTATTATCGCAGACCGCACCATGATTTTTAAAAGGTACAAAAGGTTTGTCGATTTTATCGGCGACGTTATAACCTGGGTAGCATACGAAAACCCCATTGTTCTTGTCGAAGATTCAAGCCTCCAGAATGTGACCTTTAATAATTCAATCAACCGCGCGATCCTTTCCAAAATGTCCCGTAACGTTGGAATGAACCAAGCCGCTTCGCGAATTGCTTACGAATGGATAAAGGATAATGACATTGAGGCGTACAATATTTCTCCTGAGGCAAAGGGTAAAAAGTTTAATAAAGACGTATTTATGAAAGTTGTCACAAGTGAGCGACTGAAATTTGAACCAGATTTTAAACCAGCCAAAATAAGCCAAGACGAAATCGACGCTTTTTTCCTTGCGCTTATGGCAAAAAATTATATTAAAAGATGATTTATGTATGTAAAAATTGTAACTCTGAATCAAACGACATGAATATTGGAGAGTATTGCGAAGATTGTGGAGATTTTACAAGGGAAAAAACGATGCCTAAGAAAAGAGAATATACGCATGATTTTATATGGGAAAAGTACCTTGAGGATAAATGCCCCGTTTGCGATGGTAAAGTTAATTCTGATTCCCAGTATTCGCACACGGAAAATGGCGGTAAATGTATGGCAAAGTATTTTGCCTGTGACAGTTGTTTTAGCCGCTATACCGTTGGATATAATAGAAGCCGTCAACCAATAATGTGCGAAATAACATATAACGCTGTACACAAATAAACCAAAATAAACATGGAAAATAATAAAACACATAGTGATTCACCAGCATTTGCAAAAGCTGCTTTTGCAAATGAATATGGTATAGATGCACCAAAAGAAGGTTTGACCAAACGCGAGTACTTTGCAGCTATGGCATTGCAAGGGTTGCTGGCTAATTATGGTAGTAGTTATTCAGTGCAAAATACAATGGAAGCCGTGTATATGGCAGACGCCTTAATTGAGGAACTAAACAAAACAAAGACAAATGAAAAATAACGAATTAACAGACGGATTAACGTTCGAACAATGGAAGGAAGCGCAAAGATGTTTTAACGCGCGCCCAAAGCCTGTCCGCTTTGCCGATACGGTAAATAGCAAACAATCGGTAATAAATTTTTACCTTAACCCTTTGATTCCTGAAACCATGCCTACTTATCAGTCAATGAATAAAGAAAGAATGATAAGCATTTGTTACCAACTTTATCATGCAAAGGAAACCGATACTCTAAAAGAATCAGCCGCAAGGCTAATTAAACTTATAATTGATTGATTACAAATTTGTTGAATGTTGATGTGTATATCGGGGCTGGCATTTGAACCAGCCCTTTTTTTATTTAAAATATTACCCCTTGCGTTTTCGCATAATCCACGACCGCCCGTGCATGAGACAAAGCCAAAGTATTTTGGAACACTGGGTCAAACATCATTAAAGCATCGTGGTAATTTGTAAAGAAGCCATTTTCGCTGAGTACCGCTGGCATATTTGTTTGGGTGATTACAAAGAAACTTTCTTCTTTATCCTTATCCCCGTCCGTGGTATCCATGCGATAAACCCATTTGGGAAAAGCCTCCTGCACCTCGTTAAAAAGAAATTCCGCGTAAATGTCTGACCTTGTTTTACCCTTGCTCGTGAACACCTCGAATCCCCTTGCATTGGGCGAAGCCGCCGCGTTGCCGTGGATGCTGAGGTATAAAGAATCTTCGTAATTTTTCGCGTTAATATTTGCCTTCGCCACGCGCTTTGCCAATGTTAAATCCAAGACAGGATCATAAACGCGAACCACGGGAAAGCCCCAGTCAATTAAATACTGCTCAATCTTTGCCGCAACGTCTCGGTTGAACACGCCCTCAAAGAACCACCCGTAGCCATGGAACTTTGCGTTGTTATGCTGAGCGCACTTTGAAGGATATGTGGTATAATTGTAAGGTAATTTTTTCTTTGCGTCAATTCCTCCATGACCTGCGTCAATGAAGATACAAAATTTACTTGCTTTCATATTTTGATATTTTTAAGGGGAATAGAAATCAATCTACTCCCCTCGGCACTAAGGTAGCGATTCTTCTGCGCCTATAATTTAAAACCAATTAATGCGAAAGCTGCACCAATCAATGATAATTTTGGAGGTAATTTTATTTCTATCTCTTTTCCGGCACATTCTTTCGATGTTTCCTTTATCTTGTCCCAAATGATTTGCGCAAGCTGGATATATTCCCTCCAAGTAAACTTTACCTTATTGCCTTCAAGATGAACGTTGATCTCTGAAGCAAGCTCCGCAAAATTCATTGAGTAACAAGCCACGTCACCAAGTGGCGACTTAACTGTATCAGCCGATTTTAAGGCTTCTTTTAAATTTGTTTGCATATTATTTATTTTAACGATTAAAAAAACGTGTGATTAAAACGCCAAGATTTACGCCTGTTATGCGTTTGATATTTTCAGCAATAGAATACAATTCCACCGTTGCAATTAAAAACGCTGCCATATACGTTATGTTGAATGGAAGGCTAAAAGTATTTCTTGCTCCCTCAAATATAAGAATGCCACAAAAATAAACAACAATCTTTTCCATTGTCCGGTATAAACCTTTGCTATTTATCTTCTGCCCTTCTTTCCTTGCTGCGATTATTCCGGTTCCCATGTCCGCGAAAACCACGAAAATTGTAAAAATTAAAAATCCCTTTATTGGTATGAAAAAAGAAAAAATATATCCACAGCAAATCGCGTATGTTATCTTTTCCCATCCAAGGTGCAAAAAGTTGATTAACGTTGTTTTCATCGAGTTACAGATATTCTTCGGAGGATTATTTTTCCATCCTGTGAAACATATAATTTTCGCCCTTCAACCCAATACAAATCAAGAAAGCTACCTGTAGTTGGGTATGCTGTAAGTCTTATAACATTTTTTCCAAATCCATACATTGTCCGCGCTGCTGTGCCTTCCACTGTGTATCTAAGCACCTTGTTTGCTGTGATATTAAATGCAATGGAAGTGTTATTTATTACCCATTTAAACTTATCGTCTGATAAAAATTCATAGGTACGCACGCCCAATGTGTCTATTGGACTTTTGCCCGTAATTGCCTGAATGCCTGCATTCTCCCTTATCGCTCCCGTTGTTTCTTTGCCATAAAAGTATGAGCCATTGACAAAGTTAACAAAGCTATTTGCTGTGCTTTCAAATTTTTGCAAAGCTGAAAGGTAAAATTGTGCCGTGTCACCAATCATTGTCATTTTTTCATAATAGGAATCATCATCGTATTCTATTCTATTTACAAGGTAAAATTTTCCGTTTAACGGCAAAACATAAGCCGTGTCAAACACTTGATTTTGAGCCATTGTAAAGGTAGAGTAAAACAAGGCTATGAAATAAATAATTCTTTTCATTATGATAAATTTATTTTGTTACAAATACTTTGAATGTTCCAGAGGCAGGGTTAACGGTGCCACTCGAATAATTATTAAATCTTACCGTTACCGTGTTGGCAGCCGATACCCATGCCGTATAACACGTATTAGCATTTACGGAAGCATTTGGAACGCCAATCGAAACAACGTCACCGTCTGCCGCGCCTGTGACCGAGATTGTTAAATCAGCTGATAACAAAGTTGTAGTTGAAGGAAAATCTAAGGTTGCCAAACCTGTTAAGCCGTGGTTTACCGTGTGTCTTGTTGTAGATGGGGAAAAGAAAAGGTTTGTTCCGTTAAATTCCATGGCTCCAGCCTCAGCCGTTGTAAGATTTGTACCACTTGTAAATTTTAATGGTGCCGTAGAAGCCGTTGCCGTGCCTGCCTTTATATGCAAAGCTGCTGTTGGGCTATTTAATCCAATACCAACAGCTCCTCCCTCGGGATTTATTTGTAATTGTCTTGGATTTGTACCGCCTAATAAATGTGCTTGTATAGCTGGTTCACCAAGGTATACACCTAATGATACTTGCCTGTTACCAGGTGTTGAATAAGCCACAATAGCATAGGCAGTGTTTTCCAACTCTAATCTTTTTGTAGATTGGATAAAACCAGTGCCTTCATATATTGCGCTATTAGTCAAAGCATTTGTTGCTGAAAATTTTGGTATATAAGTAATTGTGCCACTTCCTGTAATTATATTAGCTGCTGCTAATGTGCTTGCTCCCGTGCCCCCATTTGCCACAGGTAACACGCCAGTGACGCCTGGCGTTATATTTGCGCTGCCATTAAAAGTAGCTGCTGAGGTTGAAGCGAGATTTGTTTGAATTGTTCGCCCCAATGTCAATGTCGCTGCGCTGCCTGTCGTGTTTTGGTTTAGCGTTGGAACATCGGCTGCTTGGATAATTGAATTTCTTCCAGCACGATAATAAGGCAATAACATTGTTGCCGTGTCAAGTGTTGAGCCACCACCACTCCCACCGACTTGTTGCCACTTTGGTACTTGCCCAGCCTTGTAAAGCCACAATGTTTTTTCAACCGTATCAAGAATGATGTAAGCCGAAGTATCCGAAAAGGGAACAATTTTACTTGCGGTATCGGCTCTTAATCCTCGCCACACAAGCCCATCTGCCGTCGTTTGTTCGCCCAATGTTATCTTTTGATTTGCATTGCCTTGGTATTGTGCCAAGGCAAGGCAAGGGAAAAGGAGGAGGAAAAGGAGTTGTTTCATGTTTATGTTTTTTTAATTTTTTTGAACCATGTGCCAATTTGTACCGTCTGCAACCAAAGTAACCCATTGAGGAGTAACATTACCAGCCGATAAAATAGCAGTTGTTGGTGAGCCGCCACCAAAAGGAATAACATTTGAATGTAAACTTGTCACCGTGCCTGTTGCAAGGTTCTTAATCATGTACATTCTTCCATTTGTAGCAGGTGTTAAATCTAATTGCGTTGTAGAAAAACCTCCTGTATTTACAATAGACACTCTATTACTCGTAATTGTAACTGATGAACCAGCGCTTACTTCTGCAAATGCATAATCAACGCTAAGTAATTTACGAGCCAACGAAGCATTTTCCGCACCTGTACCACCGTTAGCTATTGGTAAAGTTCCAGAAAAATTACCTGACCGCCAATATTTATTAAGCATTGTAGTCGTATCGGTTTTATTTAATTTAAGGTCAATTCTACTTGATAATGATGCTGTGTCAAGGTTGGTTAAAACATTGTTTCCAGCTTCGGTAATATTACCCGTCACCGCCAAGGTTGAGCCAAGGGTTGTTGCGCCTGTGGCGTTGAGGGTGCCGTTGACGTCTAATTTAAAAGAAGGGGTATCGTCGTTGATTCCCACGTTACCATCAAAATCAATAAATAATCTATTTGTATTTTGCGAACCAATACCCGAGGTATAAAAAGCAAGTGAATTTCTCCTTGTGTCACCGCCTTGTTTTGCATAATTTCTCATACCACTTCCCATTGCGGAATATTCAACGCCTTGAACACTTGAATTTGCAAGAAAAATATTTGCTGAACTTCCAACTAAATTTGAATCAGGAAAAATCATTACAGTACCACCTCTTAAAGTTGCGCCAACATTAAAAATACTTTGTTCGCCTATTCCAGAATTAAAAGGAATATAAGTTGTTTTTGCAAACGTGTTTAAATACTTTGTGAATAAATCCCCCGTCAATGTTCCACCTGTCAATGGCAAATAAGTTGATGCCGCTGTTCCCGTAGTTAAATAAGTTGAATTATCATAAGTTATACTTGTGCCATTTGCTTTGACAAAGCCCGTGCCGTTTAATGTGTTTTGCTTTGTGTTAAATCTGGAAGTGAGGTTTAATTGAGTTGTGTCAGCATCTCGAAAGTAAGGTGTAAGCATCGAAGCCGTATCGCTTATGTTTACCTTTAAATTCAACGCCGTTTGCGTTGCTGTAGATACGGGTTTATTAGCATCCGAAGTATTATCTACATTCCCTAAGCCTACCATGCTTTTCGTTATCCCCGAAACCGTTCCCGTAAACGTTGGACTTGCCAAAGGTGCAACCGTCGTAAAATCAACTGCCACTGTTCCCGTGGATGTAATTGTTCCACCTGTTAACCCTGTTCCTGCCGTGACGCCTGTCACCCCTTGCAAATCGGTAAACGTTGGCGTAAATGTTCCGCCGTCATATTGGGTCAAAGTTAACGTCTTTGTGTTTGTTCCCGTAAATTCAGCATTGTTTATTTTATCATTAAATGCGATATTCCAATTACTTGAATTATTAGGAATAGATGAAGCCCAAGCGCTGCCCGTGGATAAAGCAATTCCAGACTCAGGGTAAACTGGATTTGGAAAAACACCCGTACCGACTGAACCAATCCCCGACACCGTAACCACCGTATAATTAGCGCCAACCTTAAATGAGTTGGAAACAATGGTAATTTTATTTGTATCTGTTAAATTGTATTGAGTATTTATAAGTAGCTGCCCATTTCTAAACACCAAAATAAAAGACTTTGATTGTATGGGAAATTTAGATGTTACCGTCCAAGTTAAAACACTTGTTGTGGCTGGTGCATATTCTTGTTTTAAAATCTTTATGGTATCATTCCCGATGGCAACGTCAACTATTGAATCCCTTATTCTCGAAAATACAACGGCTGAATCAAGAACCAATGTTCCCGTCGTGGTAATTGCGCCGCCTGTTATTCCGTAACCCGTGGCAATATTTGTCACCGTGCCAGTGCCCTTTGCGTCTATCCTATTGGAAAGGGAAGCCGTGTCGGCTGCATTTAATTTAAGATTAATTCGGTTAGATAATGAAGTCGTATCAGTTGCATTTAACTTTGTATTTATTCTATTGGATAACGAAACTGTATCAGCAGCAACCAATGTTCCAACGCTTATATTTCCTGAGCCTAATAAGCTATTTGAATTTACCGTCTTGATATTTGTTCCAGATATTAATGTATTTTGCTTTGTGTTGAATCTTGATGTAAGGTTCAATAATGATGTATCCGTCAACTCCATTAAAACGCTGAGGTCAGCCGAAACCGTGCCAGTCGTTGTAATTGGATTTGGCGAAACAATGATTCCCGTGCCGCCTGAAATTGATGTTAAACTTCCCGATCCTCCTCCACTTCCTGCACCGCCACCGCGTGGAAAAATAACCGTGTAGTTATCATTGACTTTAAATGATGAAGCCGCAATTACTACGCTTGTTGACGTTGGTATCGTATATTGTGAAGGCAATAAGATTTGTCCGTTGCGATATACTTGAACAACGTTAACTCCCCCAGGAATCAAAGTGTCACTTTGCGTCCAAGTCAAAGTTGACGTTAAAACATTTGTAAAATCCTGTCTTGCGTATAATCTTCCCGTTGTGTCCGCGTAGGTTTTTGTGGCGTAGTTGGCTAACATCGAAGCCGTGTCGCTTACTAAAAGGGCTGCCGTTGTGTCGCGCCATAATCCACCTGAATAAAATAAAGTAGCACCTGTTACTGGGTTAGTTATACGAGTGTCGTGAAGCTCATCCAATTCCTGCCCATTTCTTATCTTAACAAACAATTCTCCCGAACCGTTATTACTTTTGACACATACGCCAATATATACGCTGTGTTGTGGTGCTTGAGGCTTTGTTGAAGTTAATGCACCTGCCACGGTTGGAGATAAATACACCGCGCTATCTTCTGTTAATGTTGAGGTATTTAATCCTGTTATTAAGCCTTCGGTAATAATAAATCCGCTTTGATTGCTGTCAATGGATTCTGCAACAATTCCAAAAGTATTAGCCGATGTTGGGTCACTTGTCGCTAAGGCTTTCGCAACGGTTATTCGATTTCCCTGACTTCCTGATAAATAAACTGCTGTTCCTTTTGCTAAAGTTGCGCCTGTTCTGTTGTTCACCCGTTGGTGCAACTGTTGCCCAATTACATTGGTAACATTACCGCCTTTTAACCCTTGTATCAAAGAGCCTTGTGTGTCATTGTATTCAACTTCGCCAACTCCAACCGTACCATTCTTTGCCGTGTTGAAGGTAATGGAATCAAAGGGCATGGTTAATCCTGAAGTACCGCCAACCAAGTTCCAAAGGTTGGAGGTAAAATCAAAGGAATAAAATTTAAGGTTAATCGTATCAAGAATTACCCATGCGTTTTGATTATTTATCGGTTGAATGGAAGCCGTGTCGGACAATGAACCGCGCCAAACTAAGCCGTCGCCTGTGGTCTGGAAACCTAATCTTTGTTTGTTTCCAGTGTTTGGGAATTGGGCGAAAATGCCGAGGGAAAGGAATAAAAAAAGAATTGAAGGCAAAGTTTTTTTACCTCCAATCTTTCTAATCAAATTACCCCC